GGATGCGAAAGCAATCCCACTTAAACGTGTAGCTTCAGCGCCAACAACAGGGCAATACAGTGTAGATGCGGCAACCGGTGCTTATACATTTGCTGCTGCCGATGCAGGTAAAACGGTATTTATTAACTTCCGTTATTCAGCAATGGTAGCGGGTGCTAAGTCAATCACTGTATCTAACCTAGATATGGGTTATACGCCAGAGTTTGCCGTTGACCTGCAACGTGACTACAAAGGTAAGTTCATGCACATGAATTTCTTCCGTTGTACCAGTAACAAACTTGGATTCAGTTCAAAACAGGACGATTACGATATTCCTGAGTTTGAATTCCAGCCTATGGCTGACGATCTTAACCGTGTTTTCAAAATTGATTTATCGGAGTAATACCAGATGCAATTTAAGCAAGTTGATAACCCACGTGGCTCAACAATTATTATTGATGGTCAGCCATTTGTATTTGCTCCTTTGTCACTTGGTGCGGTTGAAAAGTTATTGCCAGCTCTTCAAGCATTTAAGCCCGATGATGTGGGTACCGTGATTGATGTTGCGTTTAAGTCGCTTAAGCGCAATTACCCGGATATCACACGTGATGATGTTGCTGACATGATTTATATGGATCAACTCACGGAAGTTATGGAAGCTGTAATGTCTGTGTCAGGTCTTAAAGGAAATGATGACAACGCTGCAGGTGGTTCGGGGGAATAGATTGGGAGGAGCTTTACACGCATTTAGTGCTAACTATGGGTAAAGATTACGAGTATGTACGTGAAGAAATGGATCTACCTAGATTAAGAGCATTAAGTGCGTATCAGCAAAGTAACCCTCCCGCCCATATAGGAATACAACGTCTTTGTCGTATTTTAGAAGCTTTCATGGGTATCGAAGAAACTCCGCAAGCTATCACCGTTTCAGATGATGAAGAGGATGATATGCTAGAAGTGTTAGAAAGTTTCCCGCAGGGTGGTTAAAGCCGCCCTGATTTTTTTCAATGTGACAAAAAGTAATCGGTTTGTTAAATTAGGTTCACTTTATAACAATCGGTGAAATCATGAAAAAGATATTATTTGCTTTGGTGGTGGGATCTAGTTTAGTAGGTTGTGCAACGACATATAAAGCGCCTGTCACATTAAATCAAAGTGCAAGCGAGCAAGTGAGCGCTACGAAGGATCAAATTTTTAAAGCAGCTCAACGTGCGGTAGCAATTAATGGTGAACAGATTATGAGCGCTAATGCTGATGCTGGAGTAATCTCTACTGCAGCTCGTGATTATCGCCTTACACCAGATTTAGCTGATTGCGGAACAACAATGGGCATTGATTATTTAAAAGATAATCGAACCAGTACTAAGGTTGCTTATAATATTTTAATTGCTGATAATTCTTTAGATGTTCGCACAACATTGCAAGGTGATTATAAAGTTGGTGATGTAACTCAAAATATCACTTTAACTTGTGTTTCACGTGGTGTTTTGGAACAGAAAATGATTCAAAAAATTAAAGCTGAAATTAAATAGGCAGTATTTAAATGGTTCCAACTAAATTTTGTTATGCATGCGGTCAGCAAATTGATGCACGTGCTGAAATTTGCCCAAAATGTGGTGTAAGACAACAAGACGCAAAAGTAAATGGAAAGAAAAGCAAAATTGCTGCTGGGATTTTTGCTCTATTTCTTGGGGGTATAGGAGTTCATAAGTTTTACTTGGGCAAAGTCGGTATGGGGATACTTTATTTGATTTTTTGCTGGACGTTATTGCCTGCAATAATTGCATTTTTTGAGGGCATAATTTATCTATGCACCTCTGATGAAGATTTTGCCAAAAAATATGGCTGATTAACTTGCCATAAATAACCTTAAAAAGCCTTGCTATTGCAAGGTTTTTTTATTTTAGCTCAGCCCCTTTCAAGGGGCTTTTTTAATGCCAGTGAGGAAGTTATGGCAAACAATAACCGTGTTGAAGTCCATGTCGGTGCCAAGACCTCTGAACTAAAAGAGGGGATGAAAGATGCAGAAAAAATAGTTTCAGATTCTTCAAGGAAAATTGAAAATTCCAGTCAAGGCATTGATCTTAAAATCGACTTGTCAGGTATACGTTCAGAATTTAATAATTTTGCAAACAACATCTCAGATAAGTTTAAGAGTGTAGGCAATGATATTAAAGATTCATTAACGGGTGGTTTCTCACTAATTAAAGGAGGCTTTCTCTTAGGTATTGGTGAGGAATTGGCTAGAACAGCAGCTGAGGCTATAGGTGCAATACCTGACTTAGTTTCAGCAGTTGGGAAAGCATCAAAAGAAATAGAAATACAATCCCGTTTAGCAAATGCCAATGCAACAGAGTTTCAAGAGTGGGCATTTGCTGCAAAGAAGGTTGGTGTCGAGCAAGATAAGCTGAGTGACATCATGAAGGATGTCAACGATAAGTTTGGTGACTTCATGCAAACAGGCGGCGGAGAAATGGCCGACTTCTTTGAAAAGATTGCCCCTAAAGTTGGAGTAACTGCTAAAGAATTTCAAGGTTTATCTGGACCTCAAATTCTTGAGAAGTATCATCAAACCCTTCAAAAGGCCAATGTCTCTCAAGCCGAAATGACTTTTTATATGGATTCATTGGCTGATGATGCGACATTATTGGCACCACTTTTAGATAATAATGCCGAAAAATTAAAGGAATACGCAAAACAAGCTCATGATTTAGGGGTGATCATGAGTTCAGAAACAATGCAATCAACGAAAGAATTCAATACAGCATTAGAGACGATTCATTCAACTGTGCAAGGTGTTATGTCTCGAATGGCTGCTCAAGCAGCACCAGCATTGACAGACTTGGCAAATAGATTTTTAAATTTTGCAGTTGAATCTAAAGAAGGAATTGATGATTCCATAAAATCTATTATCAGTATTTTTGGCAGCTTCTTTAGTATTGTTGAGGATATTTTTAATACCATTGGTGGGATTTGGCAGGATTTGACGAGCAATATCGGTGATGGATCAGTAGCACAAATTGGTTTTATGGATGCTGTATCGGTTGTGATTCGTGGTTTAGGAATAGTAGTAACAGGCTTTCAGGTTGGTGTTCAGTCCGCCTTTGCAATTATTCGCGCCGTTGTAGTTACAGTATGCCAAGCTCTTATCATTGCATTTAATGGCCTTATGGCTGGCTTTGATATGGTTCGTAGCACTATCCAATACGGTCTGGATGTTCTACAAGTTAAGTTTCAAACATTTGGTAGTGTTGTTAACAATATTCTTCACTTCAATTTCTCAGGTGCGAAAGCAGCATGGGAGGGTGGCTTATCTCAACTTGGCGGTATCACTGATCGATATACCAATCAAATGAAAGGACGAATGAATGACCTGAAAAACACATGGAATGCAGGGGCAGCTACAGCCACTAATTCACTCGTAACTGCTGGGCAACGGATTCTCGATGTTACTTCCGCAGGTGGTAAAAAAATTACCAACTATGTGTATAAGGATCCTGCAAAGCCCATTGAAAAACCAGATACGCCAAAAATTGGAATTGGCACTCCGCCTCCAAATCCTAATAAGGGGATTGGTACAGGCGTTAAGGATGATAAAGGCGGTTCTAAATCATCTGCAAAATCCAAAGCTGAACAAGAGGCTAAAGAGCGTCAACGACAGGCTGAGCAGGCAGCTAAAGCGCTGGCTGATATTCGGTATAAATATGCATCCGAAGAAAAGAAAGTCGCTTTAGATCTGCAAAAGGCACTGGAAGAGATTGAAAAATCCAAGATGACTGCAGATGAAAAAGCCGCTGCAAAAGTCAAAGCCGAGAAGGATGCTTCAGACAAGATTATTGCTATCCGTTTAAAAGAGTTTGAGGAATACAAAAAAGCTCGTGAAGAACAGATCGACAATTATCAACAGCAAGCACAACGACTTTATGAAATCGAAGCTGCACGGATCCAAGCTGAATTTGATGCCAAGAAAATTTCAAATGTCCGTAAAGTTCAATTGGAAAAACAGCTAGAAGATCAGTTACGCGAAATTAAGCGGCAAGGTCTTTTAGAGCGTTTG